TGCCGTGCATATTCGGAATCATCGATCCAACTGAGGGCTGCCGAGGCACAGAGTGCCAGAGCTGCACAGGATGGGACACGCTCTGCGCAGGTTGTGGCGAATCGTGCAGGGACAGCCTCTGCCCGGAGTGCGAGGCGCAGCTCCAGAGGCAGCCAACCGGCTGGGAACAGGTGGCGCGCGTCGCCGCCGCCCTCCTGCTCGCCCTGCTCCTGGCCGCCAACGCCCAGGCTAAGCACCGCTACAAAGAGGAATACTACCAGAAGAAATGGTGCGAGGCCCAGGGCGGCACCACGGAATACATCCTGCCGGACCGGACCAGGGTGGACTGCCTGACCAAGACCCACGCCGTGGAGTTCGACTTCGGCCCCAAGGCCTACGAGTCGGTAGGGCAATCGCTGTGGTACAGCCTGAATACCGGGAAGAAGGCCGGGATCGTGCTGATCCTGGAGAGCCCTGTGGACAATCGCTACTGGGAACGATTGAACGCCATAGTCGACCAGGGCATGCTGCCCATCGACACCTGGATGATGGAGGGGGAGTGATCCCCGCAGGATGCGGGGAGGCTACCACTTGCAGGATTCGCGCAGCGGGTTTATTGATCCGGACAGCCCATCAATATCGAAGGTTGCAGTCACCGGGCTTTCGCCATACGGAGTTACCTGAAGTAGAAGCTTCTTATGATTGAGAAGTTTTTTTAGATATTCGACATCATTTCCATCGTAGAATGATGCCTTGTAATCGGTTGATATGCTCCAGGACTGACTCGTTGCTTTCTCTGCATCGAGGCGGGAAAGAATGGTTGTTTCGCCCATGCCGAGGTAGAGGCCCCATAGCACGAAAACCTCTGTTGTGTTTTCCTTGCAGCGAGCAAGGAGTACGGGCTTGACAGTATGGATGCCAGACTTGATTTCCTCGTTTGCGGGGAGAGACAGGAAGACGTTCTTGCTGTCATCAATAGGGGACGCTTCTATTCTTGAGGCCCACTTGCCCGTTGTCGGGACGGCAAGCGGTGCGACGGGCGAAGCCGCTGCTGTCTTGCCGACAGAGAGGCCGAGCTTTTTAGCCAAGGAATCATGGCAGTCAAGGCGGTCGGCAAGACCGTTCGTGGCCGCGCATTTTGCGAAGTCATCCTTAAGGTCGGCGCGGGCAGGAGCGGCGGCGACCATGATGGCGGCAAACAGCAGGGCGATTCTGGTCATGGATTCCTCCTTTTTGGGCGGTTGAATAATGTGTAAACGCTATCACAAAATGACCCGCTTGACAAATGGTGATCGAGGTGCTGCACGCGGCGGAGCGGAAGCTGTAACCCTCACCCCCACCCCTCCCTCACCCGTCAAGGGGGAGGGGTTTCGCCTCTGTGCCTTTTGCCTTTTGCCTCTCTTCTCCCCATATATATACATCCCGACCCATCCGGCTAAACTCCCTCCCTCAAATCTCCTATAAACCTCAGTAAGAGCAACGGCAGCGGGCTCTTCCTCATCCTTCCCCGGACGGCTCGCCGTCCGGGGTTTTCGAGCATGGAGGTTATGGTGGGATTGACCAAGGAGTACGACCAGTATTTCCAGCAGTTTTGTTTCATCTACTTCTCCGGGCTGGTCACCTGGCCCTGGCTCAAGGCCCAGGCCATCGCCGAGAGCAACCTGCGCCATGACGCGGTGTCTCCGGCCGGGGCGCGCGGGATCATGCAGATCATGCCCGCCACGGCCCAGGAGATCGCCAAGCACTTCCAGGTGGTGCCCAGCCTGGACGATCCGAAGACCTCCATCATGTTCGGCGCCCATTACCTGCGCCGGATGTGGGACATCTTCAAGGCCGAGCAGGGCCTGGAGCGGCTGCGCTTTGCCTTCGGTGCCTACAATGCCGGGGCCGGGAACATCATCAAGGCCCAGAGCAAGGCGAGCAGGAAGGATGTGTGGGAGTCGGTCAGCGCCATGCTGCCCGATGTGACGGGCAATGCCAACGCCAAGCAGACCACGGACTATGTCAGGCGGATCGAGAGGGTCCGGCTGGGGATGATCGAGATTTGATGGGGAAGGCACAAAGGCATAAGGCACAGAGGCACGAAGGGGGAAGAGAGGCCTGGCTGATGAGGCTGTACGAGATATGGAAATGGAAACGGGAAAATGGCCGACGAGGTAGACATCGCCAATGACAGCGCGGCCAGGGACCTGGACATGCTTGTCAAGATGGCGCGGGGCGAACAGCATAGCGGACTCGGCGCTCCGATCTGCGCCTGGTGCGAAGAGGATATCCCAATGGAGCGACGCAGGGCCGTGCCGGGATGCACGATGTGCGTCAAATGCCAGTCGGCGAAGGAGCGATTGAAGGAGCGATGACCCCGGAACAGCTTGCAACCATGACGGCCCTGGCGGGCATTATTGAATCAATCGGGACCTGGCCGGTACTGTCCATCGTGGTCCTGGTTGTCCTGGGACCGTGGGTAGTCAACGCCTACACCTCATATCAGCATCAACGCCGGTTTGAGGCGGTGGTCAAAATGTACGAGGACAACGTGATTCTGGTCAGCACTACCCAGGAGCTGGGCAAGGGGTATCGCGAGCAGCTTATCTACACCACCCAGGTGGTGCACGACGCAAAGCATATCGCGGAGAATAATCTGCACTGCCCGATGGTGCGCAAGAGCCTGAAGCCGAGGGACTTACAGTCATGAGCGAGAGAGACCAGATGCTGGGCCGACTGTCGGTCCTGGAGCAGGAGCGGCACCGGCTGACCATGCGCATGTGCGGGCTGTGCGGCGCGATCCGGCAGGCGATTAACCCGACGTTAATCGAGGTGTACGAGATGGACATCGCCATGGCCGCGCAGCAGATGGATGACCTGGTCATGGCCCAGGCGGAGCTGATGGGCGCAAACAGCAAGATCGAGCGGCTGCGCCGGGAGCTGGGCCTGCATGGCTAACAAGGGCGATCGCGCATATCTGGAGCCCCAGGCGCAGCGGCTCTACGCCGAAGGGTACAACCTGACCGATATCGCCACCCGGCTCGATGTATCGGTCACCTCGCTGGCCAAGTGGAAGAGCGAGTCCAAGCGGCCCTCCTCCGACATGGACGAATGGGACCGGGCGAGGGGGCAGAAGAAAGGCAACATCCAGCGGCTGCGGGACCTGTTCGAGGAGCAGCTGGCATATCTGGAGGGACTGTCGCCCAGCGGGCGGACCGCGCCGCTGATGGATACCCTGTCGAAGATGGGCAGCCTGCTGGAACGCTGGGACAAGATCGAGACCGCGCAGCGGGTTGCGGAGCAGGTAGTGAAGACCGTGGAGAAGGACGGCAGCATCGGTGTCGAGGATCTGGAGAAGGAGATCCGGAGGATCTATGGGGTCTGAGCTGTTCTACAAATACCAGCGCGACTGGGTCGGCAACGACAGCCGGTTCAAGATCGGCATGTTCGCGCGGCAGACCGGCAAGACCTTCACCTCCACCTTCGAGATAGCGCGCGACTCCCAGCTGGCGGACGTGGCCGGCAAGCGGGTGCGCTGGGTGATCCTCTCCCGCGGCGAGCGCCAGGCCAAGGAGGCCATGGAGGAGGGAGTGAAGCGGCATTGCCAGGCGCTGGGCTCCATCGTCTCCAGCGTGGAGACCGAATGGAAGACGGACGGCGCCAGCTACAAGGCCCTGGAGGTGGAGTTCCCCGGCGGCTCGCGGATCACTGCCCTGCCCGCCAATCCGGACACGGCGCGCGGCTTCTCGGCCAACGTGTTCCTGGACGAGTTCGCCTTCCATCAGGACAGCCGCAAGATCTGGGCAGCCCTGTTCCCGGTGATCTCCGCCGGGCATAAGCTGCGGGTGGTCTCCACCCCCAACGGCAAGGGCAACAAGTTTTATGACCTGATGACCGCGGAAGACCCGGTCTGGTACCGCCAGGTCACTGATATCTACCAGGCGGTGGCAGACGGCCTGCCCCGCAACATCGAGGAGCTGAAGGCGGCCCTCAACGATGACGACGCCTGGGCGCAGGAATATGAATTGAAGTGGCTGGACGAGGCCTCTGCCTGGCTGCCCTATGACCTGATCTCCACCTGCGAGCACGAGCAGGCCGGCCGGCCGGAACTGTACGGCGGCAACCCCTGCTACCTGGGCGTGGATATCGGCGCGCGCAATGACCTGTTCGTGATCTGGGTGGACGAGATGGTCGGCCCGGTCGCCTGGTGCCGGGAGATCATCGCCCGCAAGGGCATCAAATTCGCGGAGCAGGATGTGCTGCTGGACGAGTGCTTCAAGCGGTACTGGGTGCTGCGCTGCTGCATGGACCAGACCGGGATGGGCGAGAAGCCGGTGGAGGATGCCAAATTCCGTTACGGCAGCAGCCGGGTAGAGGGCGTGCTGTTCACCGCTCCCAACAAGCTGGTGATGGCCACCCTGGGCAAGCAGCAGTTCGAGGACCGGCACTGCCGGATCCCGCTCGGCGACCAGAAGCTGCGCGCCGATCTGCACAAACTGCGGAAGATTACCGGACCCACCGGCACGCCGAGGTTCGTGGCCGAGAGCGACATCAACGGCCATGCTGACCGGGCCTGGGCGAAGTTTCTCGCGGCGAACGCGGCGGCAACGCCAGGGGCTGAATATGCCTACCATCCCGTTCGGCAACGCGAACTGCGGGACAGGGATCGGGATAAAATGGTGAACGCCACGGCCGGGTTCGGCCGGATACAGGGGGCAATGTAAGGGATGATCTACGACCATCTGGGGCGACCAGTCGAGACAAAGCAGCTGACCAGAGAGATCGCGCAGCCGACATTGACCGGGGTGCGCGCACTCTGGAACAGCACAGTTGCCGGCGGGCTCACCCCTTCCCGGATGGCTGCGCTGCTCAGGAGCGCGGCGACCGGGGACGCCAGGGACTATCTGACCTTGGCAGAAGAAATGGAAGAGCGTGACCTGCACTATCGCTGCGAGATTGGGAAGCGGCGGCTGGCGGTCTCCTCGCTGCCGGTGACCGTTGAGGCGGCCAGCGACGAGGACGAAGACCAGAAGCTCGCCGAGGAAATCCGCACCCTGGCCAAGGCCCCATCCTTCCGAGGGTTGTGCAAGGACCTGCTGGACGGTCTGGGCAAAGGGTACTCTGTCTGCGAGATAGAGTGGCGACGTGGGGCAAAGTGGCTGCCGGCCGCTTATCCGTGGCGTGATCAGCGTTTTTTTACCTTCGACCAGGAGAGCAGGACGAAGATTCGGCTGCTCGATGAGCAGGACAGCTTCAACGGCATCGAACTGCCCGCCTACAAGTTTGTGGTGCATTTGCCGCACCTGAAGACAGGCATCCCGCTGCGCGGAGGACTGGCCATGGTCGTGGCCTGGTCCTACCTGTGCAAGAACTACACGGTCAAGGACTGGCTGGCCTTTGCTGAGGTCTTCGGCATGCCGCTGCGGGTCGGCAAGTACGGCGCCGGCGCGAGCCCCGCGGATATAGAGATCCTGCGCATGGCGGTAGCCAACCTGGGCAGCGATGCGGCGGCGGTGATCCCGGAGTCCATGCTCATCGAGTTCGTGGAGAGCGCCAAGACCACCGGCGGCCAGGACCTGTTCATGAAGTTGGCCGACTGGCTGGACGCCCAGGTGTCAAAGGGGATCCTCGGCCAGACCGCCACCACCCAGGGCACGCCTGGCAAGCTGGGCAACGAGGAGGCGCAAAGCGAAGTCCGGCACGACATCCGCGACGACGACGCCATGCAGCTCTCGGCCACAATCAACCGGGATCTGGTCAGGCCATTTGTGGACCTGAACTGGGGGCCGAGGGAGCGCTATCCTGAGTTGGTGCTGCGTGCCCAGGAGCAGGAAGACCTTACCGTCCTGACCGCGGCCTTGGAGAAGTTGGTGCCGCTGGGCCTGCGGGTAGAGCAGAGCGTGATCAGGGACAAGTATGGGTTGCCCGATCCGGCCGAGGACATCGAGCCCGAGCTGCTGCTCGGCGCGGACAAAAACCGGCTGTTTGAGTACCACATGAAGTACGGCGCGGTCAAAATCAACGAGGTCCGGTCCATGCTTGGCCTGCCGCCGGTGCCGGGCGGCGACAAGCTGCTGGAGCGGACTGATGTTGGGGCACCCCTCACCCTCCCCTCTCCCGGGGGGAGAGGGGAAGAAGGGGAAATGAACCGGGCGCTGAACGCGGCAGGGACCAATGGAGATTATCCGCCGGAGCTGATCGCCGAGCAGGCAGGAGAGCAGGGGCAGCAGGCGGTGACCGCCTGGGTAGAGGGGATCCGGGCCATGCTGGAGAGCGCCAGCAGCCTGCCCGAGTTCCGCGAGATGCTGATCACCTCATACGGGGATCTGCCCACCGACCAGCTGGGGCAGGTCATGGCCCAGGGCATGAGCGCGGCCCGGGCCGCCGGCATGTTCGACATCGAGGAGGGGGCGGATGGGTAGCCCGCATCCATCGGTGGCCACCGGGGTCTTTAAGAAGCCGTTCCCCGAGCAGGTGGCTTATTTCCGAGGCAAGCTCGGCAACCTGGTGCCCACGGCCCGCTGGGACGATATGACCAAGGAGGCGCACGACCTCGGCTTCATGGTTGCCGGCGCGGCCAAGGCCGATCTGCTGACCGACCTGGCCGCGGCCTGCGATCGGGCAGTGAGCGAGGGCACCAGCCTGGAAGCGTTCCGCAAGGACTTCATGGCCACCATCGAGCGGCGGGGCTGGGCCGGGTTTACCGGCGACGAGTCCCCGGCCCGGCGGGCATGGCGGACCAGGCTGATTTACAGCACCAACTGCACCACCAGCTACAACGCCGGCCGCAACGCCCAGCTGGCGGCGGCCGGGTTCCCGCTGCTGGTGTACCGGCACAATGATTCCGTCGCCAACCCCAGGCCGCACCATCTGGCCTGGAACGGGCTGACCCTGCCCAAGGATGACCCCTTCTGGCAGGCGCATAAACCACAGAACGGCTGGGGCTGCAGGTGCTACATCCTCGGGGCGAGGAGCGAGCGAGGGGCGCGGCGGCTGGGCGGCGAGCCGGGCAAGGAGCCGCCGGGTGGCTGGGACGAAATAGATCCCAAAACCGGCGAGCTGGTGGGCATCGACCCGGGCTGGGGCTATTCGCCCGGCGAGAGCGTCAAGGCCGAGGTCAGCAAGATGGCGGAGAAAACGAGGCAGTGGGAATACACCCTGGCCAAAAACTACATGCAGGGCGTGCCGGAGCGGCAACGCGACGCCCTGGCCACCGCCTACCGGGCCTTGCCCTCGGTGGCCGGCGATGTCCGCCGCTACGCGCAGCGGATCATCGAGGGGCGGACCCATCTCGACATCCCGCCCTATCAGACCATGGGGCTGCTGACCTCGGCGGATGCGGAGGCGGTCAAGGGGCTGATCGGCAAGGATGTGGCGATGTTCGACTATGCCCTGGACCAGTATGCACCGCTGCATATCAAGGACAATCACGGAGATGAGGAGACCGAGGAGCGGCGCGGGCAGCGGGCGGTGACCGCCGATGATTATGCACGGCTGCCGCTGATCGTAGACGCACCGGACCGGGTGTCTGAAGAAGATGGCGCGCTGTTGTTTGAAAAGATATTCGGCGGCGAGCGGTACTTCGCGGTGTTCACGGTTCTGGAAAAGAGGAAAACCTTGAACCTGAAGACCGTGTGGATAAGGAGATAAGCAAGGCGCCCCCTCGCTCTACGGCCAAGCCGTTCAGGGTATGAGCCCGCGCCTAGATGGCGCCTTGCCTGGATAAATTATAGCCATGATCACCATAAAAATCAATGACCGCGAAGTGGTGGAGGCCCTGGGCAAACTGGCCCGGCGTTGCTCGGACCTGCGGCCGGCAATGGATGATATCGGCGAATACATGGTGGAGGCCACCAAGCAGCGGTTCGTCCGGGGCGAGGCCCCTGATGGTACCAAGTGGGCGCCGAATAAGGCGACCACCCTCAGGGAGTACTTTCGCAAGAGGGGCGGCGGCACGGTCCTGCGCAAGGGAGAGCGGATGAAAGTGGCGGGCGGCGAGCTGCTCGGTGCAGGAAAGAAGGTATTGATCGGAGAGTCCAAACGGCTCGGGACCGAGATAGCCTCCAGGCCGGAGAGCAGGCGGGTGGAGATCACATCGAACCTGATCTATGCAGCGACCCAGCAGTTCGGGGCACAGAAGGGATCGTTCGGCCGCACGAAAAAGGGCGCGCCCATCCCCTGGGGGAACATCCCGGCCCGGCCCTTTCTTGGCCTGTCGGACAAGGATAAGGAGGCGGTGCTCGACATCATCCAGGAGCACCTGGAGCTGGCAGGTTGATGGTTGCCCAAAGAAAAGGGCAAAAACGGCCCTAATTTGCAAAAACCGGATCGCTGGCCTCGACGTGCGGGCAAGGGGGCAACCTCTCGATACAGGAAAATTTAAAGGACTTTTAAACGGGGTTCTTGAAGAAGGGGCACAATGAAAAAACAGCACGCGATGAACAGCATCCTGATTGTGGGCGACGCGGGCCAGGTTCCGGAGTGGTCGGAGCTGATTCCTGCCGGGCAGGTAATCGGCCGGGACGGTCGGAGCTGGAACAACTCCAGGCCCGAGTTGATCCTGGCCGCGTTTGCCGGGGGCGGCGCGGATCTGCCGGTTGATCTGGAACATAGCACGGAGCTGAAGGCCCCGCAAGGGGAACCTGCTCCGGCGGCCGGCTGGGTCAAGGAGCTGCAGAATCGGGCCGGCGCCATCTGGGGCCGGATCGAATGGAACGCACAGGGGCAGGAGCTGGTGGGCGCGCAGGCGTACCGTTATCTCTCGCCGGTGATTGTGTATCAACGGGACAGCGGGCTGATCGTCGGGCTCTCGTCGGTTGGCCTGACCAACCGGCCGAACCTGCGGCTGCCCGCCCTCAACCAACAGCAACAGACGGAGGAAGACATTATGGATCTGAAACAACTGCTGGCGGCGCTCGGCCTGCCCGAGACCGCAACCTTTGCCGAGGCGCTCAACAGGATCGCCGCGGTGAAAGGTGACCTAGCCACGGCAATGAACCGGGCCGACAACCCGCCCTTGGACAAGTTCGTGCCCAGGGCCGACCATGACGCGGTGCTTGCCCGGGCGAACAATGCCGAACAGAAGCTGTCCGACCTGGAGAAGGCCGGGCGTGAAGAGAAGGTCGAGGCAGCCATCCAGGGGGCGCTGAAGGAAGGCAAGGTCACCCCCGCCACCGCTGATTACCACCGCGCTCAGTGCCGGCAGAACGGCGGCCTGGAGCTGTTCAGCGCCTACTGCCAGGCCGCGCCGACCATCGGCGACGGCTCCGGCCTCGGCGGCAAGAAGCAGGAAAGCGGCACGGGCACGGCGCTCAACGCCGAGGAAAAACAGGTCTGCAAGGCCATGGGGATCTCCGAGGAGGATTTCCGCAAGGGCAAGGAAAAGCTGGCGGTTTGAGGCACTGAGGCACTGAGGCGCAAGGCACTAAGCCAATACCCATTCGGAGGAATGAATTATGACAGCAGCAACGGAAGACAAGGAAATATTGCGGCGGGAAGGGGGACAGATCGGTCTGCCGGTCAAGACCCTGCAGACAATCTTCGGCGGCACCCTGGTGGCCAATGACGCCACCGGCTATGTGCTGCCGGCCGGCGACACGGCAGCGCATCAGTTTCAGGGCGTCGCCGACCAGTATGTGGACAACTCAGCCGGAGCAAGCGGCGCCGAGACGGTCAGGCTCTGGCGGCGCGGGCTGTTCAGGATGACGTTCGCCACGCCAATCGCCATTACCGACGTGGGCTCGGCGGTCTATGTGGCCGACGACAACAACGTCGACCTGTTCGCCAACGTGTCAAATTATGTGCACTGCGGCGTGCTCGCCGAATACATCGACTCGACCCACGCCTATGTGGACATCGAACCGGCGATCATGTACTCGGCCGTAGCCGCGCACATCTCTGACGGCTCGGCGGCCCATGCGGCAAGCGCGATCTCCATCGCCGATGCCGGCACCTTTACCGCCCAGACCCAGGTTGAGGCTGCCCTGCAGGAGCTCTACCCCAGGGTGACCTCGCCGGCGGCCATCGCCGACCCGGGCAATGCCGGCGCAATACCGGTGACCAGGTCCGGCGTCTGCGCAATGACCTCGGGCGGGGCCGAGACCAGGACCATCGCCGCCCCGGCCTTCATCGGGCAGCAGATCAGCCTGATCGATAATGTGCACGCGGGCAACATCGTGGTCACCGTGGCGACAACGGTCAACCAGACCGGCAACAACACCCTGACCTTCGGGGCGGCTGCTGATGCCTGCACCCTGACCGCAATGCAGGTCGCCGGGGCGCTGGTCTGGCGCGCGACCTTTAACGACGGCGTGGCCTTGTCCACGGTGTAACCAGACAAGGATGAACAAGGGCGGCCCGCTGCCGCGAAACGACTGAGCAACCAACCATTACGGAGGATAGCAAATGTTAGTCAATGCAAGCAATCTCAACTCGATCTTTGTCGGGCTGAAGACCGTGTTCGATCAGGCGTTCTCCGGGGCGCCCTCGACCTGGGAGAAACTCGCCACCAAGGTGCCCTCGAACACGAGAGAGGAGGACTACGGATGGATCTCCACCTTCCCGCGTATGCGCAAGTGGGTTGGGGATAAGGTGCTCAGATCCCTGTCCGCGTTCAAATATACCCTGGTCAACGATGATTTCGAGGCCACGGTGGAGGTGGACCGAAACGACATCGAGGACGATACCTTGGGCAAGTACAGCGTCCAGTCACAGGGCGCAGGGGTGTCGGCGAAGCAGATGCCGGACGAACTGGTCGGCGACCTGCCCAACAACGCTTTTACCGAGGCCTGCTACGACGGGCAGTATTTCTGCGATACCGACCATCCGGTGAAAAACGCGGCCGGCGTGGTAGGGAGCGTGTCCAACAAGGGGACTGCCGCCCTCACCTGCGCGACTCTGGCGGCGGCCATCGCCTCATACGGCGCGGCCCGCACCGCCATGCGCAAATTCAAGGACGATGAGGGACGGCCCCTGGGCGTGCGGCCGACGGTCCTGCTGGTGCCGCCGGCCCTGGAGGACATCGCCAACGTCCTGATGACCGCCGAACGGCTGGAAGACGGCAAGCCGAACCCCTACAAGGGCACGGCGGAAGTGGTGGTCGGCGACTGGCTGACCTCTGATACCGCCTGGTTCCTGCTCGACAC